GCGGAGTTTATCTTACTAACGGCAACAAACTCAGGAGCTTCAGAGTCACTGGCAACACCAGTGAGCAACGAATTCTGGATCGAATCCTCTTCCAATGGACAAACATAGTGGCAAACGTCGTCATCATACCTCCACTTTCGCTTGAGAAAGGACACCTCGCCAATGCTGATAAACGGAATAGATTCCGCAGACTTATCAGCCATGGTGTATGTGACCCCAATACTAGCGAGAGCTTGAGACATACTCGTGTGGTTGAACCAAGAAACCTTGGAAGCAATCACATTATCATCACCATACGTCATAGGTCGAACATTGTACCTAAAGGTGGAAAGAACAGCTTCACGATCTTTTGAACCATGAACTACCTCGTAAATCATCACATAAGCCAATCGAATGTACAATGAATTGACGATGCAATTGACTATCACAGTGAGAGGATGCCCAGAAGGGTTCGAACCAAAAAACTCCACCAAATCACCATTGAAATTGACAAAAGCAAAGGTGGTGTCGTAAGCAATGCCCCAAATCACACGCTGGATCTGTTCAGAAGCACCGGCTTTTTTGTAAAACTCTACAATAAACCAGTACGCAGCAAGCATCAAACGTGCCTGCATATTCTTATCAAAAAGCTTATAATCACCAGCGATCATATTGTCTTCTCCAAAATGAGTCAAATACTCCCTCATCTGTTCCCACTCAATGGACTGGCACACCAAACCTGGCGCCCCTTCAAAAGCGTATTTATTACGTTGAAACAATCTCACGAATTGTAGGAGGTACTTTCGCACCACGATACTATACGCCATGGGACCACCATTCATAATGCGAGTCTTTCCACTTTCAATTTTTGCAAAAGGAATTGCTTGATCTTTAAGGTGACCCACAAAAACAGGACAAGCTCGAACACCATTGAGATAATGTTCTTCAGTCGATTTGATCAACTCCATGATCTCATCGCTGGGCATGACCCCCTCTTGCCAAATTTCATTGTCACCCATTGGGTGAAGATAATGAGTCTTACTCCGGTTAAAGGGATAACCAGCGCTCGTCTGACGATTGATTTTGTCAAGATACTTCACTCCAGGAACACCATTCACAGCGGCTTCAACACTCAACGGTGTCGTCAA